TTTCATGGTAGGATTCCGTAGGCACTTCCATAAACATGGGTTTTCTGCCGGCGGGATCGCCGGCCATGCGTTGCTTGAGCAGCCGCGCGGCCATCTTGTTGATATCGCCTTTTTCGGCGTCCGATTGAATAGTACGGGAGACGCCCGAGGGGCGATGTTGGCCGGAGCCACGTTCAGGTATTGCCATTTTGAGATACCTCCATAGCCTTCTCCTTGAAGGCATCCATAGGGTTGATAAAAGAAACGATTTCAGCAATGAAATCGGGGGCAGTTTGTTGAAGGAACAAGCCTTCCACCTCATCGAACTTGCCCACGCGATAAATCGCGAAGTCAGCGGGATAAAGAGACAGAGTCGTGTCCTTCTTCTTGAGAATCTGCTCCAGCTCGCGCGTCACCGCGACGATACTGGAAGCGAAAGTAGGACGAAGGAAAAACCCGGTTTTCTTGTCCTTGATAGCATAGGCTTCGAGCATATGAATATTCTCCCATGATTTAATGAATTTATCGACAGAACTTTGAAGCAAATTAACCTCACTTACTACAGCCCCGAAACGGGGCTTTGTATGTTGCGCTTTTGCTGTCGCAAAAACGCTTGTTTATAATACATCAAAACTCGGTACGAATCAACTGTTTAATTTGAGCGAGTTTTACAGCCTTTTTCAAGGCTAAATTAGGGGCCCCCGTATCCTGTTCAATCCAGTATTTACGGTTACCCTCGAAAATACGGCGGCCAGCTTGAATGTCCGCCTCAAGAGGATTAAACCTCTTTAATAACTCCAAAAAATAACGGGGAGGTCGAGAGACCTTCCCACGAATACGCATATGGCCACGGGGAAACACATCAGTAGAATACTTATCGAACCAAGCCGCACCTATGCCCGGTTTAAGAGACATCCTAGAGAATTCAGGCTCCTGTCCACGCTGCACATACTTGACAGCGGACGGGCCTGTTAACTTGGATGTTACATACCGGGCTACATAGGCGGCAGATTCGAAGGTTAAATCACCAATAATGCAATTACCGTGGCCCCAAATGCGGTCAAGCTCAGCAGAGCTATAATAGCGAAAATCATTCTTAGTGTCCGTGTGTCTTTTATCTGGGAAGTCGAAACCAAATACAGCGGAATGATAGTGAGGACGACCAAAGCGTTCACCATATTCACCGCAAGCATAGTACCTAATTCCATATCCAAACTCCTTTCTTAGTCGCTTCCAGAAAAGGGTTAAATCACGGGGCACAAGAGTAGGGGCCAAACGGCCCCATGGGAGGTCAGCTTCCCTATAAGTCAACGTTATAAAGGAATTATGCTTATGCAACTGAGCCTCACACATAACGCGCATCGCCCATTGGCGGGAGCGCTCAAGCCTACAACCAATACAACGGCCGCATGGGACGGTTTGAAATCCCGTCTTTAACTTCGGCCGAGGCAGAGAAAGCGGCTTATAACAGGGCATAATACGACCAGTCCAGGCCTGGAATTGCCCATTTTAGCGAAATTTCGCCAAATCCTGTCCAGGACAGAAATGACGTAACTTCCATGTTACAGCCTTATTCCACCACGACGAACTGTACGGAAGTTTTTCCCGTTCATACGGGCACCCCTCTTCCAGTTCTTCTTGGACGAACGATGAGACATCTTTTTGCGAAACATTAAATCACCTCCTTCATTATTTGATTGTACGAATTATTTCAAGCAGTCGGCGCAGATACGGAGAAGCAGTGCCACCGGGGCCCTGCTCGAACTGCGCTTCGTTTTTGAGACGATAAAGGTCAAGGCCAGAACTGGCCTTTTCATTCTTCTTGATGTCGTACTCGACATCGAGCTGCTTAAGGATTTTCTGAAGCTTAATCCTTTCATCATAGGTCAGATCAGCTTCACCTCGCAGCTTATAGAGACCTTCGCGCACTGCATCAATAGAAGATGTTTGTGTGCGCTCCGCAACATTGGCAGACACGATTTTAGAACGCGTGTCCGCTTGAACGTTTTGGATTTGCGCATTCATCAGCTCCCGCTGTTGGGCCAGGGCTTGAGATTGAAGCATCTTTCCGCCTATGTCCATTGAATGCGCTTGAGGAGTAGGAACGGCTTGAACAGCCGAGCCACCGCCTTTGGCGGATAGGATAGGATTGAGTCCAGCCTTACGAAGGTCTTCGACTTCACGCTGATGCATGGTGCTGGCCATCTCCTCGTTATAATCACGAGATTCAGACTGCTGGTACATGTCATAGGCTGTGTCGAAAATCTTCTCACCAAACCCTGCAAGTAGAGGGTTCATATTAGAGCCTCATCAATCCTGGCACTGAATACACCGGCAAAGGCCGGGAATGCCGAATTTTGATGAAGGAATCCATGATAATCTGAGGTTCAGAAGGCACCTGAACAACACGATCCAACGGAGGAGCATCCTCGATGAAGACATCATCGAGTTCAGGTTGAGCAGTGAAGTTTAGGGCCAGATGCCACGGGTCAAGAGTGCCCGTATAGTTGGAGCGGAAAGCCCCCGTAACTTGGGACGGAAAATAACGGTATTCCGCATACCTTTCCTGATACCCAAAGACGATATTTGCGGAGAAGCCATCATCGACATAATAAATTTCCTTGTTTAAAACGGCTTGTTCGCCGAGGTGAGCCAATTCAGGATACGCGAAATCAAATCGCGTACGGCGGTTCCACATCCGCCGGATTCCTTGCTGATAAGAGATATCAGCTCGAACATTAACCAGACCAATAATAACACCGTGCTCAACAAAGCTTTTCGTGAAGCCCGAGCGTGCACCGCCGACAGCATAAGCCGCCAGAGAGCCTTTCGCATTGCGAGAAGTGGGTCCCGCTTCGTTCGGCGTGGTTTGTGCGACCGATGAGATGTTGATCCTGTCACTGGAGCCTCCAAGGTATTCGGGGCGTTGTAGACGATAGTCTGGAACTGTGACTCCCCAGCGGTTTTGAAGAATTTCCGTATAGCGAGTTCCACCTCTTGCATCTGATTCCAATACATGTTGGAGGGCAATAGCCTCTCGCAGTTCGTTTACAGTCGCGGCAGATGCCGCGGTGAGGTCAGCAATCATACCGGAAAGAGCGGGATTCCGAGATAAACCGATAACGATATCGCCAGCAGGAGCACCGCCAGGAGCAGCAGCGGCCCCAGGCACCTTCCCGTCATCATCATCAGATACATGCAGGAAAGCGTTAAAGCCAGTATCATTCTTAAAGGCAAGCCCAAATTGAGAGGTTCCGTCAGTGAATGAAACATTGGTGAGCCCATTTCCAATTACAGGTGCGGAAATGCCAAGAGGAAGAGAGACATCATCGCCCTTTTGGGCGAAGGGGAGACAGCTTGTGAAGTAATCGTGCTTTTTGCCACGCTTCCGCACGAGATAGCCAGTGAGAAATTCGGCGCCGTCTCCGGTATAGGAATCGGGACCATCGTCCGTTGGACAATAGATTTTGTCCTGAAGGTTTTCATCTCGAAAAAATTCGTTCCATATTTTGTTGTAAGCACGAAACCACAAAGCAGAAGGCAAATCACCACCGGGAATATCAGCGGATACGGAAGTAATCTCTACTTTCGTCGGAAGACCCATATAATCGGCAAGGGAATTCTGGTCGAATTCCAAAACAGTATCATCGAAGGGACCGACCCAAGGAACTACATAATCAATAGGGTCATTGGGATTATCCTGCTCGCCGCAGAACTTTTGCCAGTTATCCCAGAGAATACGGTCCGGGCAATAAAACCAAAAAGTATCGATAAAGACGTTATCCATTAGCGGATAAATGAGGGATTGAATACGGGCCAAAATATTGGCCGAAAGATTGAGAGTATCACCGGGAAGAATTTCATCGACGAAGAAGGGAATCAAATCGCCACCATCGAACGTCCCTTTCCAGGACGTGGAGCGGTCGAATACCGATCGGTTCACTTGCGGGGCAGGAACCTTTGAGAATGAATGATTCATGACTGAAGGTAGAGAGCGTTCGCTCATAGTTACTCCAAGAAACCGGCTACCTGCCGGTAATCTAAGAATACCTCCATTTTGGCAAAAGGAGACAAAAAAAGGGGGTCCCAAATTGGAACCCCCTCCGCCATAAGGGGGAAGTNAGGGTAAGACTCGCAGGCTTCCGCCACGGTCAACCAGTCTATCCTAATCCCCTTTGCGTAAAACAAAATAAACGGAACTTATCGTTCCGAATGACCCCTCCGGTGTCACCTAGCACCTTTACATCAAGGGAGGGTAGGTGCTAGGGGCCCTAGGAGGGCCTAATCGCCCTCCTTTTTGGAGGGCTTCCGGGAGGGAGTCCGACGAGGTTGAGCCTCGTCATCGGCCTGATTGGCCTCGTCAACCAGGTCTACCTGGTTGAAGGGATCATCCGCCTTTTTCTTGGCCCGTTGCCGAGCCGCCAGGTCTTCCTCCATTTGCATGGTAGACATCAAGGCCGGGTCATGGATAAGACCCATCCGGACCCCCTCACGGCGGTTTTCCGGATTGGCGAGCCAGTCGAGCATGGTGGCGGGATTGTTCATGAAACGAGCCCGAATACGGGCCGGTATCCGCCGGAAGGTATCCTGGACTTTGACGACCTTGTTGAGCATTTCATGGTAGGATTCCGTAGGCACTTCCATAAACATGGGTTTTCTGCCGGCGGGATCGCCGGCCATGCGTTGCTTGAGCAGCCGCGCGGCCATCTTGTTGATATCGCCTTTTTCGGCGTC